GGTGGCGGCGGTGTAGGTTCCGGCTCAGGTTCGGGCGGAGGACAAGCGGCAACAGTTCGAACCACGCCGTCTGAATCGGTACATTGTTGTTCTTCTGAACCGCAAATTAAAACGCCTGCCCCGCCGGTTGGGCAAGGATCAGGATCCGGCGGCATTGGTGGACAACCGCTAATATCCCCGGGAACACCAAAAGCTTGGGAACCATCGGGACACATATTAACGTTACAAACATCAGCCGCTTCATATTGTGGCGTAGGTGAACAAGACGCAGAAGAAGGCGCGGTTTGTACATTATCACAAGTTTTATAATCTGGAGAACCTGGGGAACCGATACTTGAATGACCTTCATAACAAATAGCATCACAAAGACCTGTTTCTTTATTCCTAACAGTACCCTCGGAACAATCAGGCGCATTATTACAAATATGATCGTTGTAATAAAAATTATTAGCAACATTAGAAGATCCACCGTTAGGACACGTATAAACAAAAAAAATAGATACATAACCTATACCACCATCAGTCCGTGTATATTGACAATAATACGAATTCCCAGAAAGAATGGCAGTGCTATCCGGTTGTGCAACATCACATGCAGCTTGAGCAGATGAAAAAGATTCGCCGGAAGCATAATAAACAATAGTTGACGTGTACGAAGTCAAAGCATAAACAGAACCCGAAAAAACCAACAATGCCAAAAAAATCAGCTTTTTAATTAATGTAACTTTAATCATGGAGCAATATCCAAGCTGAACCAAGAATTGCAGCAACAACAGAAAAAATATAAATATCCATAAGCATCAATACATTGTTTTTTTAAGCCGGGCGAAACCCCAAGCGATAACCCAAACGCCCACGACTAACCACGCAAGTTCGACGGCTTCGGATACGGTGATTTGCGGATTAACAAGGGCATAATCAGCGGCGGTGTAAATAATGTAATCGGTACAAGAGCCGACAGAAACGGCGGACGCTGTAAAAGCGTTGGTAACAGGATCGACGGTTGCACAAATAGCCATGATTAAAACCCGATTAAAAAAAAAGGAGTTACCAAATAATCAAATCAAGCGGATGCGCTATTTGATTAAAAAGTAACTCCCTTAAATTGATGCTTAAATTACAGAGCGCGACGCAGTAATTTAAGCGCATAAATGCCGACGATGACGACTAAAACCGCAGCCCCCATGGTCAAGCCGTCGGCGGCCGCATCATCAAGAGCACCCGTGACGCTGGCAGGAACTGCGGCGTTGGCCGCACCAACAGACGCGGCAGAAACAGCCAAAATTTGTGGAAAACGATTTTTAAACAGATTCTTCATTTGAAACCTCTTTTTTTTGAATGCCGATTCCGGCGGTTAATAGGCAATTGCCCGGGTGATTGCCCAAATCGATTTGAAACTTCGATTTGGGAAATTTATTGCGCGTTTGAAACCGGCGGGCTTTGCGGCCAATGCGCTTGATTTCAGACGGCTGATAATTCATTTAAGCCGCCGCTTTAATCGGGGTTTTGTTCAGTTGCTCCTCAATCTGGAGCGTCAATTTGTCGAACGCATCCAAAAATGCGGGGGTAACAGGCCGTAAGGTCGTGGTGGAAAACGGCGCGAAAGAAAGCCCCTGATATTTGTCAGGGGCAAGGTTGGCGTCGAGATAGCACACATAATCCCCTTCTTGGTAAAACTGCACCCCAGCCGGAAGACGAATTTCAAATTCAACCGGAAATTTAGAGCCGGATTTATAAACCCAAACTTTTTGCTGATATTCATTGGCTTCAGTAGTCGGATTCTTGCGCACTCTCACTTGGTCTACTTGCCTGCGTTCGATATATATTTTTACTAATGACATGTGTTTTCTCTTCGATTGTGGTTAGGCCGCACGTTGTTTGACGAACGGGGGAAATTGCTCACTGAAATTGATTTCGATATAACGGATAAACGGGATAACTTCGCATTTCATGCCATCGCCTTGCAGATTTTGAAGGACGGCGCGGGACAGGCCGCATTCATGCAGCATTTCAACGGCGCGAAAGAAAGAGCCGTTCGGTGTGGTGCGCTTGGCTTCTATCCAGCCTTCGCTTTTGATAGACCGATAGACGCGATAGGCGTTAATGGCTTTGGTATAAGTAATTGTTCCTGTTCTTGGATTTACAGTCGGAAATTTGTCTTTTAATTGTTGCTCTATGTTCTCGTCTTTTATAATTCTCATTTCTTTGCCCTCTAACGCTTTAAATATGTCTAATGTCGATTCCTTCCAGTAAGACTGCGCATTAAATACTTTGCACAAGTCGATTAAGTTGTTGCTGATGCCCCGGCGCTCAAACCAACGGGTTTTTAATGATGCCTCCCAGCGCACCATGCCCTTTGCCCAAGTTAAAAGCTGATCTGGATAATGCTGAAGCATGTTTTTCTTATCGCCGGACTTCTTGAGTTTTGCCATGTAGTTCATGACTTCAAGCAGCTTGACGTAAACTTTGATTTTTTTGATACGGCTGTTTGATTTGCCGAAATAAACCGTGCCGGAAAAACCGGTCCGGGCGCGGGTTTGCCCGTTTGATACATTTTGCAATGCGTTGACCAGCATCAAGGCTTCATTCTCGGTCTTACACCATGAATGATAAGTAACGTCCACCTGTTCAACCGTCCACGCATCGGGCGCCAAATATTCGAAAACTTCCGGGTAAGTCTTATAAAGCAATTCAATCATGGGGTACGCACACGCCCCCAAGTTGTCAGAACCGTAAAGGTTATGGCCTTGCATCAATTTTGCCGGGCTGGCTTTAATCTCAATAAAAAAATCCTGCATATCGGCATTTGATGAGCCGCGAAAATCAAAAACCTTAAACGCCATGTGTGCGTAGGAACTGGGTATCTTTTCCCACTTGTGAACGGTTGAAATTTGTTCGCCATCAACATCAAGTGACGCTTCCAAGGGGATTTTTAAATCTGAAAGCGACAGTTCGGAACGCAGGGTTTCAGTAATAACTGGAATGCCGCGCGCATTGAAAGTCGTTTCAAGATGCTGCTTAATCGGGCAACGTAAAACGAGCATGTCAATCATGGCGGAAACTATTCGCCGGAAAGAAAAGGATATTTGGTACCGCCCTGCTCCAATGCGTCTGACGACTGAGCAGGACGGCGGCAAGCGTCGTCAGATTTAAGAAGTTGAAAAACTCGATTGGCTAGATCGTTTTGAATAATGAGATTTTCTTCAAAAGTGCTAGATCGTAGATGCTGGGTACACGATAAAGCGGCTGTAAGAATCAGAAGTTCTTCGCGGGTAAAAGATAGGGTTAATAAATGGTTTTGGTTCATTGGCTTGCCTCAATGATTAATCTAAGTTCTAAGAAAGTGAAATCATTATACGTTCTTAGAAATCAGATGTCAATAGTTGAGTTCTAAGAATGTAGAATGTTAAATATTTGAATAAGGCTAAAAAAATGCCAAGCAAGCACATCGACGATAAAACATGGAGAAAAGTACAGGACTTAACAGTAAAAACTGTTATAGCCACTCAAAGGCCAATAAAAGAAACGGAAGTTCTAAATTACCTAATTAAAAGAGGCTTAGAGGAAACAAACGTAGAAGAGCTAAAATCATTAGCAAAAGACAAGTAACGATGAAAAAAAAAAAGGCATAACACAAATTATATAAATTGTCGATAACCCAACCCAACCAAATCTAACGGATTTAACTGAGTTTCACGAAAAAAGGCCAAAAAGTTAAGTATTTGAAATATAAGTAAATAATAAATGGATTGGGACAAGAGTCCACTGGTTATAGTATGTGGACTCTCCAAGCGCCCCCCTACGAAAAAAAATAAATTTATTTTTAGCCAAAAAAACCAAAAAAAGCCAAAAAAGGCGCTTGGAGGTAGGCGGCGGCAGACCGCCGCCTACCTCCTGCACCCAATGGCCATTTAAAAAAGGAAGGAAGGCACAAATAAAACTCCGCATAATGCACCTTATGCAAAAAAGCCCCGGTGGGATTTGATTATCCACCGGGGCTTTTCTACATAAGGTTGGTTACGTTATGCGAAGTTTTTAACCGGTTATTTTTTGGGGCTGTTTTTTTGTTACGCGTTACGATAATTGGCTTCTACTTCAGACGCTGGCTGCTCCGCTGCCGACTGTTCTGTTTATAGGGATTTAAAGCGGTTTGATAGGTGTATGGATGGCGTAGCCGGGTCTGCAAATTACGTTACATAGTTATATTTCGTTAAATCAGCCATCCAAACACGCGATGTGTCCGCCTAAAGGCGGCTTATTTAGATGATTAATCGGCAAGCCGAGCGCACTCATAATTGAGTTATATCATCGAAATCACCAGCGCATGAAGTCGCGCTTACGGCGCGTGACAGTCACGGCAAGCGCGGCCAACGCGGCCTAAAACATTTAACGTAACGCGTTAAGTTAAATATTGATTTGTGTAACATCAATCAAGATAACTTGTTGAATCATCATCAAGACGATAATAAGCGTCATATTCGGGCGATGTATAAGAAAAATTGGCGACAACCGCCGCTTCTTTGTCTTTTATTAATTTTGCAACAACATCAGCCGTTGATACACCGTAATACCTAGCCAAGCGCTCAAGCGCAAAAAGGTTAGAATCAAGCATTGGCACCCTTAACACCTGATATTCATTAGAAGCCATATTAAATTTTTTACGTTGACGATAAGCACGTTGGCGATCAGCATTCGTCTGGGCAGTGGCGGTGGCAGGACGGCCACGGGATTTTTTGACTGGAAATAAATCAGTGGTGATGTTGTCTGCTAAATCCTTCATTTTTCGTTACCCGTTACGTTTAAGATGGTTTATTGTAACGCGTTACGATAAATAAAGCAATACTTTTATGTAACGCGTTACAATAAATAATAAACGTTACGCATAACAATATTTATTCATTTTGTGAAAATAATTCTACAAAAAACCTTCTTTTTCATTACATAACGGAAATTAACGGTAAACACGTTCGCGTTGCCAATAGGTTGCAACGGTCTTAACCCCTGAAATGACCGGGGTTCCCGCATGACGAGTCAAAAGACACGGCTTGCCGGACTCATCAACACTGGAGAAATAAACCGCCGAACCTTTACGCGGGTAAACATCCAAGCCCAAATCGGGAAATGACGTGCTGCCGCCCTCCTCCACATCAGACAAATAAACGACAAAGGTTCCAACACGTTGGCCACCACGCTTGAGATGCTTTGAACTTCCGGAATTCTTGGGGTCGAAATAGTCAAAATGCGGTTTATATTGCTGGCCGACTTGGTACTGCAACACCTGTATGCCCTCGCCATTTTCTAATGGCCAAGCATTCAAGATGGATAATCGGCGCTCCAAGTTGCCGGTCAATGCGGTTTCAGCGCGAGAAAAACAGCAACCAGAACTTGTGCGATAGTCACCCAAGACGCTATCGCCGCTGTCAATATGGACAACGGTAGACGGCGCAATATTTTTAGCAATGGCCATTTGTAATAATTGATCGCACTCATCAGCGGCCAACACGTTATCAATGACAACAATATGCGGATTTATAAGTTTAAAAACGACCTTGGCCACAATATCACCCAGATCAACCGTGTTTGTTGTTACGTTAATCAAGGGACGGTTCAAGGCCGGTGAATAAAGAAATTCACGGGCTTCACGCAATGCCATTAACGCCTGTTCTTGGGTAAACGTCGGCACCATCAGTTTTAACATGNATTCTTGAGTACAAGCATTTTCAAGATTGGACAATATCCATTCCCGCCATTCCCTACCTTTTTGGTTTAACGCTGTAGCTGCCATTGTCTGCACTCCCTAAAATTAATGGTTGTTGATTATCTGTAACATTATTAAAGTTGTCCTGTTTAGCCACAAAATACGGGTTAAAGCGATGGCCTTTTATCTGTTCGCGGCAATAATCTTGGGAAACTTGATAAGGCGTAGCCTGATTGGTGTAACACTGGCAATTGTCTGTCACTGTATTTAAGACGCAACCGGCCAAGATGGGCGCGGCAGTAACTTTAATCAAATGGGCATACGCCGGGGCGGATTCCGGAACACCGGGAATAGCCGGAGTAAAATCAGGAAAAACGGATTTTAATGGTTGTTTTAAATCAACATCTTGAACAATAGGGGCATTTATCAAATCAGGATTGGACATTGTTTCTGTGGCGGCAGACATTTTGCTGTTGATGCGGTGGGCAACAAAAGCAACTGTGACGACAGCAAGCACCAACGCGGCAATGGTCACATAAAAACTGATCGGCTTGCGCTTATCTTGCTTTGTGTGAACTTCGGCAGAATCGTACAACTCGTAGACATGCGACGGCAATTTGTACGGCCTGATGATCGCATCCCCCCTTGATTGAACGTCTTGTTTACATTCCGGCCATTCGTACTGAGTGCGACCAGACCAGCGGGCAACAAGGTGGACATGCCGACCGACTAATAAACGAATGAAATTATCAAATAAATGCGGACCTTGTGAAATCAGCCAGAAATCCAAACCATAATGCCGGTGGGTCTCCAAACCGCTAACCGATTCAGGCGCGGCAGAACTACCAACCCGTGGCCGCCAAATCCTTTGAACCTCATCAACGACAATTAAATCACCGGAACTTTTCCATTCCGGCCAATTTTCAACATATTTGGCAGTGTCGGAAATGGTTGCAGAACGGCAAATGTCACACAACTGACTTTTGCAATAAATTGTTTCATGCGGAAAATTACGCAAACCACGGACACCATGAATGTAAATATCACGATTGGGTTCAGTTTTGCGCAACTCTAAAAGCTGATCAAGCAACCACGCGGTTTTGCCTGTGCCAGGTCCCCCGGTAATGAGCGTTATCATAAAAAAAACCTAAATCGCCCTTAATTTTTTTATTGCAATAAGCGATGTGCGAGTAACTAAAGCGCTCGTCAATATACCCAATGCATGACCGGCGCCGGCCAAATTAAGCAAATTAAGGACAAAACCGGGTGCAGAATTATAACTTGCTGAAATCTGAGAAATAACATTGGCAGTAATGACATTAAGTCCGGCATAACTAACCATGCCGATACCTAAAGCAAGCAACACCCGACCGGTTAATGTGCCAGCAATGGAAACCAAAAAAGCATATAAAGTGGGCATCAGTCTCTAACCCCCCCAATCACAATTAAACCAGCCGAAAGCCATGCAAACGTAATAATCAAAGGATTAATCCCAACAGCAAAATCACAATAAGGCTGATAAGAAAAAGTAATAGACCCGCCTGATTTCAACGCAATAGTGCTTGGTGAAGGACAGGAACCAGAACCAAGGGATTGCACCATAAATTGAATCGGAATTTCTGGCGTTTCAGGCGGTTCACCGTCATCAGGCACTTCGCCCAACTCAACACATAAAATTGAATCGGGGTTAGTTTCACAAATGTCATCACCGGGGCCAGGAGCTGGCGACGGCGTTGGCGTTGGTGAACATCCAGGATAATGTGTCACTGAACCATCAGGATTTGCAACCGGCGCAGGGCAAGGCTCTGGCGCAGGCGCAGGCTCACCAGGCGCAGGCTCACCAGGCGGAGGCGTTGGCTGTGGAGGAGAAAGGTCAATTACACAATTAGTGCCATCAAACGTCCAACCGGGCGAACACGAAGGTGGCGGTGGCGGCGGTGGAGGTGTTGGCGGATACCAAGGTTGCGAAGTCACACAATAATCACCATTAAAAGTCCAGCCCTCAGGACACTGACCGCCGCCATCCGACAAACAATAGCCATCTATACTGGCGTGAGTTCCAACCGGACAAGATTCGGGTGGAGGCTCAGGCGTTGGCGAGGGCGGCAAAACGCAATCAGTGCCGTTAAAAGTCCAGCCAGGCGAACACGAAGGCGTTGGCGTTGGCTCTGGCGACGGCGTTGGCTCTG